AAGGCTAAATTAGGCGGTGATTGGTCCGCCTATGAAGGACAGGTTTTCGACGAGTTCAGAGATAGGAAATATCCTGATGAGCCTGATAATGCTATACATGTTATTGAGCCTTTCGATATACCGACATGGTGGCCCCGAATCTACGCTATCGATTGGGGCTTCGCACCACCAGCATTTACATGTGTGCTCTACGGGGCGATATCACCATCTAAACGAGTCTATATATATCGCGAACAATTGTGGCAGAAACAGCGTATATTAGAGTGGGCTCCATATGTTAGAGAATTCATCGAAACGGAGAACCCCCGTCAAATACAACTATGCCAATCTTCTCATCAAGACAGAGGACAAGTTCATACGGTTGAATCGGAGATTAACAACGCACTTGGTGTCAACTGCAATCTTACTACGAACAAGGCGGGGAGTCGTGTTGCTGGGAAGATGTTATTGCATGAATATCTCAGGTGGAAACCTAAGTATATTCCTCAGCGAGAATTAGCTGCATACGACCCAGATTTCGCGCAATCTCTGCTGAGACAGAAATCGTTAAAGGATTATCATGAATATCTTAAGTCATTTGAACCACCTGAAGCAGAAGAAAATCTGCCAAAGCTACAGATATTTAATACTTGTAAGAAGTTGGTTGATGCTATTAGGGCTTGCTCTTATGACCCTGATAATCCGCAGGACGTAGCGGAATTCCCAGGTGATGACCCTTACGATACGGTTAGATATTTAATAGATGCTGCTGATAGATTCTTCGATGAATCGAGGGCTGAGTATGACAAGATGCAGCAAGCAGAGGCATTAACTCAGCAGTTGCAAGAGTCAAATGACTGGACTGCATATTACCGAAGGGCAGAATTTCTAGAAGGTCGTGGGGGTCCACGAGACTCATCGTTAGTTGTTAGACGATATGCTAGGAGAAGATAAAATGATATTCAAACTTAAAGAGGAACCTTGTCCTTCATGCCAAGCATTAAGGGAAGAACATAAGATTGCTTTAGGTAATCTTAAGGAGCAACATTATCAACATGTCGAGTCGATTAAGGCTCAGAGTAACTCTGCTTTAGAATTATTGAAGCAGCATTACGACATAATGATGGATTCTTTGAGAGAACAGATTGCTGCTACAAGAACTGAGAAAGATTTACTGCTTCATACGATGTTGGAGGAAAGGAAACCAAAAGAAATTCCTGTTCCTATAATATCAGATGAACCAGTCGTGATAAAGAATAAGACTTGGGCTTCTAAACGCGCAGAACTAGAAGCACAGAGTAGAGAGGAAGCAATAAGATTAGCTAAACTAAAGCGTGAGGAAGATATAGCTAGAGTAGAAAGAGAAACGGGCCTTTCTGGTAACAAAGACGACCTATCAGTAAGGATGACAAGCAGTGCCATTGAATAAATATTTCAAGGGTAAAGGCGAGAAAGTCATGGCATCCATGAAATCTCGCTATGGTGAAAAAAAGGGTGAGCAAGTTTTCTATGCCACTGCTAATGCTAGAAAAGCAGTAGGACCAACGAGGAAACATGGCAAAAAATGACATGCCCGGTATGAAGGGTCAGGCACCCACTAATCCATACGAGGGTATGTGGGGTCCTGTCGGTGGTGGTAATGCTGCTCCATATGGTGGGAACTCTATGCCGTGGTTACAAGCACAACAACCACAGGGTCCTGCTGGTGGAATACAGGGACTATTTGCAGCATTAAGAAATAAAGCTCAGCAGAATCAAGGTCAACAGAATCCTAATGCTGCTTTTAATAGACCGCAATTTCCTGGTCAGGGACAACCTCCATTCATGGGATTAAATCCTCCTATGATGGGCTCTCCTAATCCTAATGGTGGTGCATTACCAGAAATGGCTGCTGCATCATCTATTGGACCTTCTCAGAATCAGGGACTTCTAGAAGCGATAATGAGAATGCAGGGCGGTGGTCAAATAGGCCAGGCAGGACAACCACCTGTAATGGGTGGTGGCAATATACCTCCTAATGCTGAAGCACTAAATAATCAGTTCAGGATGAATACACAGCCTGAAGCTGGTAGATATGAATTACCAAGTCAGGATATAGCAGGTATGGGAGCGCCGCCTACACCGGGAGCTGCTTCTGTTGCTCCTACTCAGGGTGGTAGTATCTTTAGTCGTATGAGAAATAGAAATGGCTAAGAAATTCACTGGTAAGGTGAAGCGTATAACTAAGCATCGTCGTGTCAGTCGCGCAAAGATTAGAACTGCACGGCGTAAGCTACAAATGCCAACGGTTGAGGATTTCTTAAAGAGATAATGGCTGACAAACTTCCATCAGAAGAAGTCCAGAGATTGTTAAAACGGTGCGTTGACCACTTTGACAGAGAAGATTTCTCTGTTCGGCAGCGCATGATAAGACAGTTAAAGGAACTTAAATATTACTGGAACGGATTTACAAATATATGGTGGGATTCGGTAGCTCATGATTTCAGAACTTGGACAAGAGAAGAAAGTAATACGAATTCCGACGAGGACTATTACGATAAGCGAGTCAACGTCTATAGAGCATATCTCGAAGCAATTATCGCGGCTCTGTCTGTTAACATACCTGCGATACGTTGTGCGCCGGATAATCCTGATAATCCTAATGATATATCTACAGCGAAAGCGGGCAACGTAATCGCTGAACTTGTCTACAAACACAACGATGTTATTCTCCTCTGGCTTCATGCTCTGTATATCTATTGCACCGAAGGCATGGTTGCAGCCTATAACTATACTAAAGAGGACTTTGCATATGGTTCATATGAGACAGATGAGGAAAAGCAAGTAACTGAAGAAGCATACGTTTGCCCAACATGTGGTGAGCGTATGATAGATGAGGAATTTACTGACCAGTTACAGGATAGATTTGCTCCTGATGAGTCAGATGTTCCACTCGATGATATAACTATTAACGAAGGGGTGCCAATTTGTCCTGTTTGTGCAGCTCAATTAGATCCTGAGATGCAGAAACAGCCACTCATTGTAACTAGAGTGGTAGGAGTTACTAAGCACCCGAAAACTAGACAGTGCATAGAATGCTATGGTGGGCTATATATCAAGATTGCTAACTATGCAATGCAACAGAAAGATACTCCTTACCTAATTTGGGCCTATGAAACTAATTTTGTTAACGTAATCGAACGATATCCTCACTTAAAGGATAAAATTCGTGGTAGTGGGCCTTCACAGAACATAGTTGGAACTGGCGACCCATATGAGAGATGGGGTAGATTACCTGTTAATTATGCCGGGGAGTTCCCAATGGATACTCCTACGGTTAGGAATACATGGTTAAGGCCCTGCGCGTTCAATATTCTAGAGCCTGATAATACAGCAAAGCTCAAAAAGCTATATCCTGATGGTGCAAAAGTCGTCTTAGTTAATGAGGAATTTGGTGCAGCGTGTAACGAATCATTAGACGACTGCTGGACACTCACATATAACCCATTAGCTGACCATCTTAACCATGATGCACTTGGAATGCAGCTTAGAGGCGTCCAAGATATAACAAATGACCTCGTAAGTCTAGTTCTACAGACGATTGAACACGGTATTCCACAAACATTCGTGGATACTCAGGTTGTTAATCTTAATCAATATAAGCAAAGTCAAGTTAGACCGGGTGATATATATGGAGCTAAACCTGCATCGGGACAGAAAGTTGGTGATGCTTTCTTCCAAGTTAGCACCGCTACACTTTCACAAGAGGTTTTACCGTTTGGTGAGAAAATTCAGGAATTTGCTCAATTGGTTAGTGGAGCTTTGCCACAGATTTTCGGTGGTGCTGCTCCTAATAGCTCTAAGACTGCTGCTCAGTATTCAATGGCTAGGGCACAAGCACTTCAGCGGTTGCAAACGCCGTGGAAGATGCTTACAGTGTGGTGGAAGAATATATTTGGAAAGGTCATACCCGCATATATAGAGGATTTACAGGCTGATGAACGCATAGTTACCAAGGATAAGATGGGTAATTATGTCAATACTTTCCTTAGAAAGAGTCAATTAATCGGTAAAATAGGTGAAATCGAGCTTGAGGCATCAGAAAATGTGCCTCTCACATGGTCACAGAAGAAAGATGTGATAATGCAACTTTTACAAGCGGGAAATCCGATTGTAATGGAAGCATTAGCCGACCCAGAGAATTTGCCGTTGCTTAAAGAGGCAATTGGCCTTACAGATTTCCAATTACCGGGTGAGGATGAGAGGCAAGCTGAATATGATGAGATTCAACAACTCATCAACAGCGAGCCTATGCAGACTGGAGTTCAAGTTGACCCGATGACGGGTATGATGACTCCACCGCAGACTTTACCATCAGTTCCAATCGACCCAATATTAGATAACCATCCATTAAGGGCAGAAATAGAC